TTTGCCGTTTTTCGTGTGGTTCTCTTTACGGTCTTGGTTTTCTTTTCCTCCGGTTCCGGTTGTGGTTCGGGTTCCGGGTCTTTCTTCAAATCCTCAACGGTAACGGCTTTTTCCGGTTCCGGCTTTTTCTTTTCCGCCGGGGCTTTGCTTTTAACAAGTTCCGCCAACGTCAGCGAAACAATATTGTTTGTCAAATCCGGTTCGTTATCCAATGATATTTCCCCGGAAACCGCCGTAAATGTATTATCCCGTTTTTCGTCCTCAATTGCTGCCAACTCCAAAAGATACGGGATTTTCTTTGCGTTCGGGCTGTCTGTTTGGTCTTTCAAATTGTACGTCGGTTTCTTTCGCCAATCTTTCGGGCTGAAATTGAAAACACGGTCAATCGGAATATCCGGGAAATTTTCGTTCCACATCATCGCATATAAATGCAACTGAATTTCCGCTTCTTCGTAAAATCCTTTGCGCCCGCTTTTGAAATCCACAATTGCGTTTATGTATTCTTTTGAACCGGGCTTTGATAACATCGTACACGGTAAATCAATCATTCCGGCGTAATTATGAACGGGGTGTACCAACGCAATTTCCACGGCTAACGGTTTAACGTCATAATCCAAAACAAATTGCGCAAATGCTAATATATCCTTTTTGAAATCATCAGCGTAATAAATGAAATCGGCGGGCAATTTGTTGTTATCAATATAATCTTTCAATTTGGCTTTCAGTCCGTCCAAATCATAAAAGCGGTTAATTATAAGTTCTTCAAATTGGGCGTGCATGAATGTACCATACGCCGCCCGTTCTGCTTTGTATCTTTCCGCCTCGTCAATACCTTTGTCGGCAATCCATTTTATCAGAAACGGCGATTGTGGCATTGTTTGGGACAAAATTGTTGTAACTGACGGATAAAATTCCGGGGTTCCGTTGTCGTCAAACTTGTAATAATATCGGTGTCCTTTGCTGTTTAGCTGCCATACTTTATACGGCGGTTCGATTAATGCGCCATCAAAGAACATTGCCGTCATTTCCTCAACGGTCATTCCCGGAACAATTTCAAAAGCCCCGGCGGGTTGTTCTATTTCGACCGCATCCAATCCGGCAACAATCTGTTGTTCCTCGTCTATCTCCGGGAATTTATCGGCGGGCAATTGCCCCATTGATTTTGCCAAATCTCCCATCGCATTTGTTGCGCCTTGCAATGCGCCAACCATTTCTTTTACCGTTTCCGGCTGTTTTTTTTTCGCTCTCATATTATTATTTTTTTTCGTTATATGTCATATATGTTGCAACCCCAAACATTCCGGCAAACAGAAAATGGGCATAATTCCAAAATCCGGCAATAAAGCAAATTGCGCACATTATGCCGAACGACCATGTAAAGAACTTGTTTTGCCATTCGTCAGAAAAAACAACGTCGGTCATTTTCTCTATTCTTTCAACAATCCTTTTCATTTCTCAATCCTCCAATCCAAACAGATAATCGGCGGAACAACCGCACATTTCGCAAATTATTACTACCCATTCCGGGACAATCCTTTTGGTTGTCCCGTTGCAAAGATTTGTCATATTTACCTGCTGTGCGCTTTCGCTTGCACCCTCAAATAAACGGGCTGCAATATCCTTTTTCAATACCTTTTTTCCGTTCGCCTCGGAACGGGCGATTGCTTCATTTACTCTTAATTTCATATTGTTTATTTTTATGGTTATTACTCTACATTCCCGCAATGTTTGCAGGTTTTTTCCTCAAATATCGGTTCGTATTCATACGGGGTTAAATACCCATCGCCGCCGCAACATTTATAATCGGCGTCGGTAACTTCCATTTCTCCGCCACATACCGGGCAATCTCCTTTTCCGACCAATACCAAATTCAGAAATGCGTCCAAATGTTCGGAACGTACAACCGAAATTCCGGTTGCTTTGATAATGCCGACAACATCAGAAACCGGAACGTCACGTTCGATACTATCAAACAAAGTGCATCCCCAAAATTCCGGGTCGTCTTGTATCATTTCCTTTTGGATTAATTGGTTTACAATGATTGTTTCAACTTCTGTTGCTTTCTTTCCGGCTGCTTTCGCCAAAATGTTCAATTCTTTGTCTTTTCTGATATTCATATTATTTCGCACTATCCCCGTGCGTGGGCTTAACTTCAATGCAAAGGTACAAACATTTTTTTAATTACCAAAAAAAAATACTTTTATTTCCAATTTATTTTTGCGGGTTGTTTTGCAATTTACGGCAAACAATATATTTTTGTGGTACCGCATCAACCAAATATCGCTCTCGGTTACTGCGTAAAATTCCCCTGGTGCATATTGATTTATGACGCCGGGGGTCTTTTATTTCTTTCTCTTATAATATAACCAATTGTAAATTCCGCCGTAATATCCGGTTTCCAATACTGCTTTTCGTATGGTCTTTGCGCCGTACTCGCCAAATGTTACGTACTCATATATTGACGGGTTTTCATGCAACGCAAATTCAAATGTTATGTCAATATATGCGTCGCCGACCTTGTTAAACGCATGGTCAATCGGTATTGGGACGTTTGTTTTTCCCTCACAATAAAGAATCCGTTCCGGGAACGCCTCGCAAAGTAAATGGGAATTTCGATAACATTCTTTCGGCTTTGGCTTAATTACGTGCCGTATGTAGTCCAATTCGTAATCCTCCAATACATCAGCCGCCGGAACAATTGTAACGGGCTTTGCAGCGTTTAATAAGTCTTGGAAATACGATTTTTGTCTTTCGTGCAAAGGTAGTTCCAACATCATTTCAATTTCTTTTATTATTATGCTTTCCATCACGTCAATATTTTTATTCATGTATTCCAAAATCGCAATCGCCCCATTGGTCGAAATCCGCCCCATCATAACTAAACGGGTAACGCTCTGTTTCTCGGTAATCCGTCCAACATTGACGCCGGACGTTATTTATTGCAACCCGTTTTGGGTTATATCCGGGTTTGCTTTTTTCTCTCTTTTCGGCGGCGCAACTTTTGCAGCAACATAACCCCCAACCACGTTTTAAATTTCGTGTGTCTGCTGTGTATTCTTTTCCGCAGTTGTCGCATTTACGTTTAATCTTTCCCATTCTTCAATTTCTTTGTCTTTTATATAGTCTTTACAACGGTAATTTTACCGTTTTTTTCTTCCTTAAATTATTTTTTTCGGCATGAACAATATTTTCTTTAACCGTTGCCCATTCAAGATTATTAATATTGTTATTTAACATAGAAACTTATCTTTATTCCTCTGCGCAATTTGCAAACGGTTTTATCATCGGTGCCATTAAATGCACGGCGCAACATCTTATTAGCTATTTCAACGCCAATCAATTCAATCAATCCTTTAACGCCTACCAACTTGTTAACCTTTTTACCGTCAACAATACCGTTGATTTTAATGCGGAAATTGCGATTAATTTCTTTTGTTGTGTATAATAAACCGTTGTAAATTGTTGTTGCCATTTTGATTTTCTTTTAATTGTTCGGGGTAAACGCCCCGTCGTTGTTGTTTGACAATGCAAATATACAACCTTTATTTTAATTACCAAAAGAATTTCTTTTTATTTTATCGGAAAATGGCAAAAAATTCTGTTTTTGGTTCACAAGATAGTTATTTTGGTTGAATTTTCGATTTAAGCCACTTTTTCGGGCGAAATGTGTAATTTATCCATCCGGGAAAGAAAAGCCCGCTACTGGGCTAAAAATGGGCAAAACGAAAAAAGCCGGGGGAAACCCGGCTAATCCTTGAAAAAATCTTTAATTATATGGTCAAATGTAATTCGATACAAAGATAGTTATTTTTCGATTGTTATAACCTCAAACCCGGTAATTTTTGTATGTGGATTTTTTGAAACAATATCAAATTCACGGTTTTTTATCCGTTTTGTTTTCCATAAAAAACCTAACCAACGCTTATATTGCACAGTTTCCGTTATTAAAAGGCTATCCCGTGTTATAATTTTGCCCGAAAACGTATTATTTTTAATACATCCGTCAAAATCAACCCATTTGTCGGAATACTCAATACAACGTAATACAGTCGTAACCGTATCGCCGGGCAAATATACAACACTATCCCGGACGGTTGCCCGCAATTCGTTGATTGTTTCCATTTGGGTTGTTGTAACCCGTTCCAACTCCCGGTTCTTTGTCTGCAACGTCTTTATCAACTCCGCATCGCTCGCCCGGTATCTTTCAAACTCTGACAATTTCAGTTCCAAAACCCCAACTTTTGCGGCGTTCAAACTATCCTTTGTTTTGTACGTTTCGACGTCCTGCAACAATGTTTCTGTATTTCCCCGGTATCTGTTCCGTTCGTCCGTCAATTTTTCAATTTTCGTTCGTTGCACCCATATTGTTGCAACGGCGGCAACTACCATCGCAATTGCCGCCCAAATCAAATACTTTTTCATACAATTTTCTTTATTGCTTCAAAATGTACCTTTGCAATCCTTTCTTTTCCGTCGTCGCTCATCATAAAACGGCAATCCTTTTCATTATCAAAAAAGAAATTTTCAGATAATACCGCCGGGCAAACCGTATGTTTCAGAATATAAAATTGGCTTTCTTTGTCCGGGTCGCCGTCCACATAATCAAAACGCATTTTCCAACCATCCGGGGCAAACTCTTTTTCCGCCTCCTTACAAAGAACGGTTGCGATTGCATCCGCTTTCGTTTGTCCTACGCTTGTATAACATTCCCACCCGGTGCCGCCTCCGGCGTTCCCGTGAACGCTAAACAAAACGGCGTTGTTGCCGCAATCTGCATGGATAACGTTTGCACGTCGGCAACGTTCCGGTAATGATACGTCGTTGTCCTCCGGTACCAAAATTTCAAACTTTATTCCCTCCGCTTTCAACATCGCCGCAATACGGCGTACAATGTCACGGTTAAACTCCCATTCTAACAATTGGGAACCGTCGCCCCAAATGGGGGAACGTTTTCCGGGGGTCTGCGAACCATGCCCGTTTTCAAGAATTATTGTTTTTTGATTCATAGAATAAAATGTTTTTATATGGTTTGTTTTTATTTATATATTTTCTTATTGTAACCCTGCTGATAATTGCTTTAATTGTGCCATAATCATTTGAATTTTTTCTTGTTAATAGTATGTTTATCATTAATCGCCTTTATTAGCTTTTCGGCTTCTTCTTTCGTTATACACTTGACTATTTCCGCCGCCATATCTATTGCCTCAACTGCATTGCTTTGTTTGAGTTCGTAATTCTCTTTCATGCTCCAACCCTCCCTTAATAGAATACCCAATGTCAGTAATACAACAAAAAATGGAATACTGTAAAAAGGAAAAACCATAAGCCCCAAAACATCAATCATCAATACGTATAAAACTAAACGCAAATAGTCTATGATTTTTTGCCCGGTTTTCCGCATCGGGTGGCTGCTTAATTTTTCTTTTCTCGCTTTCACGGCTTCGTATGCCGTCCAAAAATCAAAGAATGTCGCAAATACTACAAAAACACAACATACAAAGATTATTATCAAACAAACTTTCATGTCGTGTTGAATGAAATAAAAATACTTTTCCATCGGTCTTTTTTGTGGTGCGGATTGTTCCGCACCGGGTTAAACTTTGCATATTTTGATAAAATATTTTTTTTCAAATATTCCCTAACAACAAAAACCTTTGTTGGTGTTACATAACAAATAACGGGCTAACCGTGGAAATGGCAATAATACGCCATTGCTCCCAATTAAAAATTCTTTCCATAATATTTTTACTTATACATTATTCCCACTTGAATCTATCCAATTAGTGTTTTGTTTATTCCATATTGGTTTATTTATAGTCGTATCAAAATACATATAACCCTCCATACACCTTTGTAAATTTGGCCTTGAACTTGTAGGGCCTTGTTTCATTAGGTTTATAGTTTGAATACCTACGGAACCGGTTTTATTAAACATTCTTACATATAGTCTTATTTTAACATCATAATGTCCAACTAATTCTTGAGGCATAAATGACATATATCCATTCTGTTCGGGTAAATACCAATAGTTGACATATTTAAATGATATTCCTTTTTTAAATTCTCCAAAATCAAAACCCTTATATCCTATATCGCCTACATTATTACCTTTTATCACAATATCTATATCCGTTTCACACTCAACTCCATATATGTAACACCCATTGAATTTCCATAATATATCACTTGTTGCTGTTTTATTATTGTTGTAATGTATAGTAATTGGTATAATATTAGTCGTTTCGTTTATATAGGTATCCATTGTTGAAGTATTTTTATCTCCGGTATGCAAGCCTATACAACCTAAAAAATTAACACGTCCATTAAGTATATTAAAAAAATCTATATTCGTATTATTCGCCAATTTATGAATCTGCGGACAAAACAACCTTACATTATTGAATTTTATGTATCCTTTGTTTGGTTCTGTATCCAAAAATGCTGCGGCGATAATACCTCTATCCTCTTTCATATACACATTTATATTATTTATTGTTATTTCATTACCTTCTGAAGAATATACAATAAATTCAGATGTGTTTGTTTTATATTCCGTGCTATCGTATAAAGTAAAGTTATTTACAATTACATTTTTATTCGACCCCTCTAACGTTATTGATGGTGAACCTTTTCTTTGCCCTCCCTTATAATGGCTAATATTATTTGCAATTACATTTTTGGTTTCCCAAAATGTCAATGCATTTGTTACAATTATACTGTTTCCATTCCAAATTGTTTTGGTTGTTATGTTTTCTAAATAATCATCCTCCGAATATTGTAATTGTACTGCTGTTTGATTGATTGATGTTATGTTTTTAAACTCATTGTTTGACTGATATTTTACTACTATAAAGGCTTCTAACGTACTATCACTATACGTTATATCATGTATATCTGTTATTTTTACCTTTCCACTGCTTACTTTCGATATTGAACCATTTTTAGTTGCTGTTGATACATCTCCAGCCGTATTACATCTACTCAAATCTATATTAAAGGGTATTGGGTATCTTAATGTAATTTTTTGCCCATCTATATCATCTATATAATTAAACATCCAATCTATTGGTTCGGCCTTATCTCCGCTTGTTCCATCCTCTCCAATTAATAATACTTTATCATTAATATTCAACCCCTCATTATTTTCAATATATATTAAACTATCATTAATCTTAACATTAGTAATCATTTTTTTTATATCTCCTCTATACCTTGCTCCGTTTAGGCATACATGACTACCAATCTCTCTTTTAAATCTTGTATTATTTCCTATTATTTCAATATTTTCCGGCAATTGTAAATTTACATTATAATATTGTCCTATACTTGTATTACTTAAATAGTACAATTTATTACCCAAAAGAATTTTTTCGTTAGTTAAGTTTAAAGCATTTTGTATGGCTTGCCTATCATCTGAAACTCCATCCCCTATGGCTCCAAACCATTCCGGAATCAAATATTTATTTTTTACATTTCCCCGCAAAATTCCATTTAATATTCTTCCTCCGTTAAAATGCAAATAACAACCATTTGGTATATTTATTTCTAAACCATTACAATTAAAATCATATCTTATATCATAAATGGTATTTTCTTCATTTATCATATTTTGTACTAAAACATTAATACCATCAACAATATTTTTTCGTATTATTTTATAACCCATTCCATCGCCACTTATAGGATTATAAATTCTGTCTGCTAATTTTAGAACCGAAATACCCAACCCATTTTCTATGCTCGCTATATCTTCATCGTCAGCCAAATTAGTTATTGTCCCTCCTCCGCTTGCTTCTATAAATTGTTTTGTACTTTCTGAAAGCATTTCGGGGGTTATTCTTTGTGAATTGAATATTTCCAATATTTTCTCCCCTTGTTCATCTATTTCTTGTAATGCTTCCTGCTTTGCTTGTTCAACTTCTTCTTTTTGTTTATTTACCTGCTCTATGGTAGCTATACCCGTATTTTCTTTTACCCATATATTTTCATATATAGTCAATATAGAAACTTCATTTTCTAATATTATACCATTAAAATTGCTGTATAATCCATCTTGTGACGCAATGTAAAATACATTTTGGTCGGGTGTTCCCGGATTTGTTGTTGGTGTTGCTATTCCGGCAAATGTTGCTCCATGTCCTACCGTTGAAATTATCGTCAATAATGCATTCTGCAATATTGCTCCGGTAATTTCTTGGTTGCCGTTAGATTTTATCACGTCGGCAACCGCTTGTTTTAATTGTTCGTAATTTCCCATAATTTTATAATTTAATCGTTGTCGAAATCATTATTGAAATCTTCGTTAAAATCTCCCTTATTTCTAATAATATTGCCACGTCCTATTTTCTTGACAACGGTATTTGTTTTAAACTCAATTTCCACGCTTGCCAAATCTCCCTGCGTTTGCCATTTCGGGGTAATTAAAAACGTGTCGCAATCGTATTCCCTGCCGTATTTATCTGTTATATGAATATAATCAGCCATACGAATAAAACGCATAACGTCGCAAAGGAACTCCGGTGCCAAAATCGTACATTTAAACGTTTTGACTGATATTTGTTTTTCCGGAAAAAAATACCCGTCCCGTTCTTCTCCGTCCTCTTCAAATTCATAATCCGGTTTTCCCAACTCTGTACAAAGGTACAACGTATTTTTGAAATCCGGGTTTTTATATACTATTTGCCCGGCGTCAAATACCAAATTTTCAATATCCCACCATTGTATTTTTAAGTAACCGGAAACATCTTGCACGACCGTAAACATTTCAGAATACCACGTTTGCACGCCATCCGATAACGTCATATAATATATTCCGTCCAACTGATTTAATGGCATGGGTAATATTGACGGGTACAATATAACATCATAACCCAACGTTTGAAACCGGACAATCTGCAATCCGGTTTCTTTCATGTACGTTGTTATGTTTGCAACTTGCTTTCCGGTCTTTTCATACAATACCACTGACGTAACATTGTTTGACCGTGTGTTTCTGATTATCTGAAACGGTAACAATCTATCAGCCGGGGCAAACAACGGGTAAATTGCGCCGTATGCGTAACTTTTTCTGTGGTTCTGTTCATTTATTGACGTGTACCACGGTAAAACGCTTATGTTGTTATTCTGTATCATATTTCAACGTTGCTTTAATGTTTCGACTACACAAATTTACTGAAAGTTTATCAACTTGACCGTTACCAATATACGTTTTAACTAACTGCATCGGGTTTGGGTCTGTTGTTCCTGCCGGGAAATTCAATGTTTGTTTTTTCTTTCTCTCAATACCAATTGCATAATTTGGGATATTATTTATTTTGAAATTGCGTGCTGGCATATCATAAACCCAATATGTCGGTTGTATATTGATAAACGCTAAATAACCGTTTTGCAAATAGTATTCTACATTATCAACGGTTTGCCGTGTAAACGGTAATTCCAATTGTCCGCCTCCGGACGGCGTAACCGCCGCAAACAATGCGAATCCATCCGAACTAATTGCACCGGGGCTTAACAACATCAAATCAATATCAGACGTAAAATTGGAAATATTTATTTCTTCTATCTTTCCGGCTGTTACATATTTGGACGTAATTTCTATTGGTAAACCCTCAAATGGTGTTGTTACATCATCCATCCACTCAAATTGATAATGTTCCGGCATTTCTACTTTGTCAAATGAATATTCAGACGTTGCAAAAGCTAATTTTTTGCCGTTCCTAACGTTTTCTAATTGTGTTAAATCATAATCAATAATCGGGTTATATCCATACGAACCGCCATTTCTAAACCAACTTACCTGTTCAATTTTAAATTTTCCGTCCTCAATATACCAATAACATTTGTAAATATCCCGTAACATCGTCATAATCTGTTGTAATGTAATCGGGGCTTTTTGCGCCGGGGTTTTATATTCGCCATTAATGATATTACTTTTCTGACTTATTAGCAACTTAAATGACTTCCCGGAAATAGGATTGTTTGTGTTATAAAGAAATTGGCTGTATTCCGGCGTCGCTTCATGCGTTATTCCGGGCGCAAATTCTTTTAATAGCACATTGATACATGACGACAATGTAAACGCATCACGCAAAGTATATGCTTTTCGGGCTTTTTCCTCTAATATCCAATCCATCAGATAAAACCCAAACCATAACGACGCATAACGCCACGTTGACCGGGCGATTGGATAAAACGTTTGTCCATATATGGAATAAGGCGGCGCAAAATACTTTCCACTGTCGGCTAATCCCCACTCGGTCGGCGTATCTGAAAAATTTTTAGATATAAATGCCACGTCGATTGCGTAACCAATTGCCCGGCGGTAATTTCTATTATTATCTACAATATCATCGGACGGCAACGGGTATGTATCTAAATCGTCTATTTTATCAACATCAACCAAATATCGGGCGTATATATTATAACTTTTCATATCGGCGTGCATCGTACCCGTTGCTCCAGAACCCTCAACGGCGGTTAAATCAAATTCCAACGTATCAAAAGGTTCTTGCGTTATCTTTGTAAACCGGAACATTGCCACATCATCAGAACGGCGGCGTATCTCAACACCTGCTAGCCCAATAGGTAGCCCACCCGCAACTAGTTTTTGTGCAATATGGATATAATAATTTACATTTAATTCCGGGTATAAATCTCCCATAAATTCATCAGGACTTACACCCGTCGACATCCGCCCAACATAAAGCCCGGATATTACCGCCGGGGAACCGTGCGACGTAATTTGTATTTCTTTCAAAATATTACATAGTGCAAAATGATAGGTTTGTATTAATGCGTTTTGGTCAGTCGTGGCGTTTGCGTCTTGTTCCCAATTCGTGCCGCCCAAAAAGCACGAAACAATACTATCTCCGGGAACGTATATTTGTATCAATGGGCGTTTTCTTATTGTAAGAAATTCGATTTGTGGGGTCAACTCAATTAAATTGTATTCCTTTTCCAATCCTGCCAAAACGTCGTTGTATTGGTCTATTGTTTCCGGCTGTACCGTAACCAATTTATCATCATCATTAAACGTACAATCCGTTTTCATAAACTTTGCTTTATAGTATTGATTGTATGTTTGTCCCCAATCATCGCTTTTTTCGATATATAGGAAAAATTCAGAATCAAACGGGGCGTTATTGATAATATCGTAATCAGCACGGACAAAGTTTATTTTACCGGACAATTTAGCCCGGTAAAACCTTTGATTTGTTTCCAACTCATAATCCAACGTTAAATCATCCTTATAATTGGGGCAGACGGTTTGTTTGGTTCCGTCCTCCCCTATCTGCAAAAAGAATCTATATTTTGGTGTCATAGTCTTTTTATTTTACGTTTCAAATTCTTGTAACTTTCAATCGTATTTCCGTCGCCATCCACGTAAACCCGTCGTCGGTTCTGTTCCTTAATTTCCCTTACATCATCCGACAAATTGCGTAAATCCGGGCTTTGTCCGGTAACGTTTAACGTCAAACCGTCGCCGTCTGAATAGGATTTTAAATACTTATGTGCAAACGTACCATTGTTTAGCGAATTGATAACGTCCGGTATTATCTTTCTGAAACGGCGTGAACTTCGTTTATTTATCACGGCAAAAAATTCGCCTCCCTCGGCACGTCGGCGGGTTCCGTCCGGTTTCGTTCCTAAATCAATATCATTTCCGCTTTGGTGCGAACCGCCCTCCAAAAGTTCAACGGTACCGTCGCCGTATGTTTCCGTTCCTCCGGTTTCTCCGGTCTGTTTTGCCAATTGCGCCGCCTTGATTTTAGACGCTGCAAAACTCGCCCACATTACGGCAATTGCAGGTATTGCAAACGGGAAACCTAATTGCGACCATATCAACGCCGTTGCTGTTACCATGTTTCCGATTTGCTGCAATGTTTGTATTGCTGCCTGCTGTTTTTGCGCTTTCTGTTGTTCTTTCAACGCTTTTTCTTGGTTTTTCTTTGCCAAATCCAACTCCTTTTGCGCTTGTACAACATTATTGGCGTACCCGTTTGCCCTTGCTTCCAATTCTGCATCCAACGCCGATTGTGCGGCGGAAACCTCTTTATCCGCTTGCTCAACGGCTGCATCTGCTGCGGCAACACGTGCCGCCGTGAATGTATTTAACGCATCCAATGCGTATTGCATAGACGTATTAATTGCCTCTTTTTGGGCGTCGTCCAAATTAAGCCCAAACAAACCGTAAATGTCTGTTCCTCGTTCCTCCCCTTTGGATTGCTCAATTTCTTGGTCTATTTTTTTAATAGTGTTTTGAATTGTTTGTACCTCAACATCAGACAATTTATTGTCGGCTTGCTGATTTAATTCTAAAACCTTTTGCAAACGTTCCTTTTCTGCTTGCAAACGGAATTGAGTTTTTCGGGCTTCTGAATTTCTCAACAAATCAAACTCCGATTGTGCCAACGCTTGTTGTTGGTCGAATATCTGTAATTGCGCTTGCAAATATTTGTCCGCAATTCCGGCTCCCTTTGCGTCAAAACTTGCATTAATCGCCGCGGCGTCCTGCTGTTGCCCGGTCGGTTTCTGTTGGTTCTGTAATAATGCGGTTTGTCTTTCGTTTTCCAACAACTGCATCCGCAATTGTTTTTCCTGCTCGCTTCCCTCTTTGACTGCTTGCAAACGTAATTCAATGCTTTCTTTCTGTAACGCTAATTCCTGCAATTGTCGGTCTTGTTCGATTTTCAATAACGCCTCGGTTTGTTGCTGTTCCAACGCCGTAATTGTGGCGTTTATCGCTTGACGTCCGGTTTCGTTCAAATCCTTTTCGGTCTGCAATTGGTGTTGTAAATCCTCAATTTGGCGGGAATACTGATATTGCGTTTGTTGGCGACGCTTTGCCCATTCGTCGGTTTCCAACTGCAATTGTGCATCCTGCAATTTTCGGGTTGCTTCCAAATTCTTTTTATATGCCGCTTCAATTTGCTTTGCTTGTTGTTCTGCTGCCTTTCC